GAATATTTTGGTTTTGAGGTGGACGGAAATCACAGATTTCTTCTTTCAAATTTTACAGTTGTTCATAACAGCGGCAAGTCTTTTCTAGTTAGGGATATTTTTTATCATCATCGATACATTCCGACTGGGGTTGTGTTCTCCGGAACAGAAGAAGCTTCGCCATTTTTCGGTGACTTTATACCAGATTGCTTTATTCATTCAGAATACGACCCAGAGCTTATTGATAGCATTATGACACGTCAAAAGAAACGCATTCGTGATGCAAAAAGTTCTGGTAAATCAGAAACAGGAAAACTTCCAACCAATAATGTGTTTATTGTTCTTGATGATATGTTGCATGATGCTTCTAGCTGGAAAAAGGATAAAACTATTAAAAGTATTTTCTTTAATGGCCGGCATTTCAACTTTCTTTTCATTCTAACTATGCAATATGCACAGGGTATCCCCCCTGAACTGCGAAGCAATATAGACTATGTGTTTATTTTTAATGAACCATCCGTAGCAAATAGGAAGAAAATATACGATTCGTATGGTGGGATGGTGCCCTCATTCGATCACTTTTGTAATATACTTGATTCTTGCACTCAAAATCATGAATGCTTGGTAATTAAGACATCTGGTAATAGCTCCGACCTACGTGATCAGATATTTTGGTACAAAGCAGATGCACATGAACCATTTCGTGTTGGTCATCCAAAGTTATGGAACTTTCACAAGGACCATTATAACGAAAACTATGAAGAAGATGGCGAACAAGATCAACTTGAAGTTGACAAACTCAAGAAAAAATTTGCTAAAACTCGAAAACTAAAGGTTGTTGTATCAAGAGAAGGAGAGATTGTAGGATACAAACAAGATTCTTGTTAAACGATTTTCATTTTGTGTCTTTCTAATCTTGTGTTTAACTTCTCAATGATTTTATTTAATCGCCTTCTATCGTTTCCACAGCTCCCATACTTGTAGTCGTTCTTGTACCACTCGTCAATTTGACGGATGTATTTTGTAACCTTTATATCCGAAACACCAAGCTGATTTATTGATTGTAATTCTTGGCGATCAATAAACAACGTATCTAATAAAGCATCATTTTCTTCAAACATAATTTATCATTTAACCTACAATATTTCAATTTCTTATCGTTTCTTAAGTTCTCCTTTTTGGTACATATCAAAAAGTCTATCTTTGATATTCTGCTCAACGTGTTTTTGATGATTAATTCGTTGTACATCCTTTGGATCTCTAATGAAAAGAATGTTATCTTTAATTTGTACAGACCATGTAAGAGTCTTGTTTGTATTTACAAGCATAATGTAATCTGGATATGAAACTTTCATCAATAAACCACCTGTTCTAAATTGCTTTGTGTCTTTATTAACATACCGAACCCATGTACGAAACAGTGGTAGTGTAGTAAGAATTTTCTTTTCTTGCATCGTTTTTAGAGGAATAAATCCTTCAAGCTTCTTTTTAATATCATCTGTACTCATGTTTTCTTGCTTGGTTCCATCACGTGGCTTTCTATACTCGGAATTTACAATCGAAGTAAACTGGATTCCAGCACCACTTTGTGTGTCTGTTTGTGTTTGGGTAGTATCTTCATCGTAACTTGTAATAGTCATATTTGTGTCGTAATTTGTTGTTGTTTCGGTTTCTCTTTTATCTACAATGAATCTTTTTTGTACGCGTCTCATTTACTCCTACAAAATATTAAAAAAATACAGTTTTTTCTTGTCTATAGGAACATTTTGTTAATGTATTGGTTTGCAAATAGTTCAGAGTTTGTTCTTTTTAAGCTCTTGCTGTGGAACTCAAACCTGTTTCCTCCAATATAGTTGATTCTCCAACCATCTGCAGCTGCCTTTAGAATAAAGAAATACTTTAGTAAAAAGCCACGTAGGGAAGGATGTATCATACTAATAGCGTTCATATTAATTATCGCATTACAGCGCAAGTAGCAATTTAAAAAAAGAGGATATCAATACTGTATTATTAATGCGAACAAAGAGGGAAAAACATGAGACACCCCGTTACTCTAAGAACACAGGTGGTACCACTAAGGCAAACAAGTCTAAATCCAAAAGCCATCATTCAATCTTGCTAAAACATGAACAAAAACTATCAGAGTTCAAAAACAAACCTGAAAGGTTGAAAGCTCTTGAGAAAAAGATAACTAATTATCAAAAGGATATATCCAAGTTGATTTTGGAAAGATCAAGGAAGCAGTCACAAAACGAACCATTTGAAGATCTATCATCAGAGATTTGTAAAATAGAGGGGGCGTTGCAATCTTTGAGTGATACAAAGCAAACAATTGAATCTGGTACTGACGAAATTTCATATCTCTTAGAATCATCTCAAATTATAATGAACTACATGACATTGGAGCAAAAAGAACAAAAAATATTGAACGATTCTTGTCAAGATACCATACAATTGAACGAGATTGCAAAAAAGAAGGCCAATTTGATAGATGAGTATTTGAGCAAATTTGATCCTTCACATGTAGTTCATAGAAATGTTATTGGAAATTCCGAATATATTATCTGCAGTGAATGTAATGATTTCTATAAAACAGCAAACGGTTTTCTTGTCTGTCCATCTTGTGGCATTTGTTTGAGTAATGTCGAAGCCAATACGGATTTGTCTTTTAAGGAACTTCAAACATATGATTATCGACCACAATTTACATACGAAAAGAAAACACATCTTGATGATTGGCTTAGGCGCTTTAAATCTCAAGAAAATAGAAATATACCACAACATGTGCTTGATAAAGTACTACTTGAAGTAAACAAAGAACGCATATCTGATCTTAGTTTGTTGACAGAAGAGAAAGTCAAGAAATATCTCAAAAAACTAGATTTGAATGAATATTATGATAACGTTATTGGCATTATCAACAGGATTAATGGTAGAAAGCCATTTAATTTAACACCAGAGGTTGAGGATAAAATTAAATGTATGTTTCAACAAATCCAAGAGCCATACGAAAGGTATAAACCTTCCACACGAAAAAACTTTCTTTCGTACAGTTATTGTTTACACAAACTATTTCAGATATTAGGTCTTCACGAGTTTTCAAAATATTTTCCACTCTTAAAAAGCGATGACAAATTACGACAGCAAGACAATATTTTCAAAAAAATTGTTGCAGAAATGGCTCAAAAAGACAAATCTGTAAATTGGGTATTTTATCCATCAATCTAATAACGTTGCTTCTCGTGCAAGCTTATCTGCAATGACGTTGCCTTCTACACCACTATGCCCGGGAACGTGTTCTATCCATGTCCCTTTTTCTCTGTTTGCTATTAGTTTTTGAATTGTTTTAACTAATTTTTGGTATTTCAATGTATCATAAAATCCATAGATATTTTTTATGCTACACAAGGAGTCGGTATACACAACCAACGGTAAATTTTGAGGATGTAACTTTATACCAATCGCGATTGCCATCAATTCACCCATATTAGTGTCAATCCTATCACGCTCAGACACATGAACGTTAATGGCATATTTTGCATTTATTTGAGGAAAGTACACACCTAATCCAAGTCTTGGGTTCATTCTTACACATCTGAAACTTGCGTCTGTATATACGGATGGAAGTTTAAACATCTTCATAGCTTGATGTTTTCACGAGATAGTTTTTTTAATTCACTTTTTGCAAACATTGTTTACTTGTTTAAAGTATATTTCATAAAATGATGGAAAGTTGTTGTATAACAACAGTTGTTTAAGTGCATCTTGATCATCCCTTCTTTCTCCAAATAATATTTGCACCAAATGTGTTATCTTTTGTTCAATTCGTTCTTTTTCTTGATCAGAGAATTGTATACTAAAGGTACGTGTTTTGTCATATTGTTTGGAAGGATGAAAAAAAAGTTCTCTTTGTAGCTTTGATATGTATCTCCTTATCAAGACATCTAACTCATATCCATTAAATTTGCTAAGATAATTGATAACAACATCCGAGTTCAAGTTCATATTTATGATTCTCATGTGAATGAAAAGTAAACTCCAAGCTAAGCAATGGCCACTGCTTGGATTTGCAACTGATTGTAGAGACTGTGGCCCAATAGGACATTGAGATGAGACATTCTTAACTGTAAAGCTATCCAATGGAAACATGTTATGAACAATTTGGAGAACTATATTTTGTAGGTTATA